TTTAAATGATATAGATGTAACCCTTATGAAAAACGATGTAGTAATTGCTTTGAATAGAGGATATCTAAAAGAAGGTCTACCAATTACTTATCTTGTAGTATGCAACGATTTAGTAGAAAAACAGTTTGGTAATGAGATTCTTAAAGTTCGTTGTAAAGATATTTTTTCTAATTCTTTACCAGGTACCCAAAGACTACACTGGACTTCCGACATTCCAAGATTTCAACCCGACGCTAGTAAACCAATATGGCAGGGGCATACAGTTACTTTTGTAGCAATGCAATTAGCCTATTATATGGGTATGAACCCCGTTTATGTGGTTGGTCTAGACCACTATTACGACCAAAGTGGGTCTGTAAAAAAGAGGGGGAGGGGTATAGTTTCAGAAGGTGATGACCCTAATCATTTTCATAAAGAGTATTTTGGAAAAGGAATAAGATGGGACCCTCCAAATTTAAGAATGTCAGAAAAAGCATATAGATTAGCTAGAACATATTACAATGCTCATCATAGACAGCTTTGGAACGCTACAGAAAAAACAGCCCTTTCAGAAGATATACTTCCTAAAATAAAATATGAGAGTTTATTTGATGTCTAATATTATAGTATATCAAATGGGAAAGGTTGGTTCTCGTTCTGTGCAAAGGGACCTTATAAATGCGGGAATAGATGCAGGACATACTCATAGATTGGATAGGGTAAAAAATCCCACACCAAATGATAAATATATATCTCCGGTTAGGGACCCCGTAGCTAGAAACCTGTCTGCTTTTTTTCATAATATAACTAAGTTTGATAAACACTATTTACAATATTCTGTAAAAGATTCACAGCGGCTGGTTGATTTATTAATTTCAAAATATCCCCCTGAAATTTGTTTAAACTGGTTTGAAAATAAAATTGAACCGTTTTTAGGAATAGATGTTTATAATACACTATTCAATGAATATGCAATATATGATAATAAACTTCTAGTTTTTAGAATCGAAGATTACAATAATAAAGGAAACAAGTATATAAAAGAATTTTTGAACATTGATATAAAACTTTCTCATATACATAGAACTGTGGAGCAACATAGAAAGGCCGCACCTTACTATAGGTGGTCTAAAACTAATGGAGTCATATCACAATCTTATTTAGAAAAGGTATACAACTCTAGATTTGCTAGACATTTTTATAGCTTTGAAGAAATAGAAGAATTTATAAACTATTGGTCTAAGGTGCCTAGATAATGGCTATTGCAGAAAAAGTAACGCACGAAGATTTAATATTATATGAGCTTATTAGACACCCTGTTTTATCTGGAGAATTTTATAGAACTCTAGATATACCGGACTGGAAACAGCAAAAATGGGAGTACTCTAAATATCAAAAAGAATATGTTGCTGACTTTAATAGTTACGTTTCTCTCTGCTGTGCCCGTGCCGTTGGAAAGACAGAAGCATTAAAGGGAAGAATTATTTGGTCTATGACCAATAATCTCCATAATGGTGACTATATTGTATACACCGTTCCAAACAAGGTTCACTTAGAACCAGTGTTTTTCGGGCTGACCAAGGACTTTAGAAATAATGATTTGCTAAAGCACTATTTGGAGCCGTACAAGGGTATCAACGCTTCTAATTATACGATAAAGCTGGTTAATGGCGGGCATCTATTATGCCGTATTGCTGGACAGAGTGGAACAGGGGCAAATGTTATTGGTTTGCACACGCCAGAGGTTATACTAGATGAGGCGGGTTATTATCCTTGGGGAACTTGGATGGAACTACAGCCTACCCTTAATACATGGGAACCTGGGTTTAGACTATTCGTATCTGGAGTACCTACGGGATTGCGAGAGAATAATGTTCTTTATCATGTAGACGAAGTTGATGATAATTTCAGCCACCATAGAACATCCGCCCATGATAATCCTAGATATTCAGATGAGGATGAGGAAAGAAACCTAGTACAGTATGGAGGAGTAGATAGCGAGGATTACACTCATTTTGTTTTGGGTAGACATGGTTCCCCAACCTTTGCTGTATTTGATAGAAGATTAATGCAAATAGACAACTACCCCGTTCATAAGATAAAGTTCTCCGGTATCGACGTTAAAACTTATGAAGAGATGGTTCATCGACTTGCTTTGCTTCCTCAATTGCCAGAAAAGATAGATTTAACGATAATTGGGGTTGACTTGGGATATACAGACCCTACATCAATTGTGGTATTATATGAGAAGAATGGTAAGATTAAACAACATGCTCGTATTGTTTTGCAAAAAGTGGAGTATCCTATACAAATTAAGCTATTAGACTTTTTAGATACAAAATTCGGTTATCCTGAAATTTGGGGAATAGATGCGGGCTCATCTGGTAAAGCTTTAACACAGCAGATGTTACTAGATGAGAATTATATACACAAGAATTATAAGAAACGATTGTATCCTGTAGAGTTTGGTTCTTGGTTAACATTAGGAGAATCTGATGATGGTGAGGAAATCAAAGTAAAATTGAAGCCATACAGTGTTACTCTTTTACAAGAATATACCAATGCTCATAGGATTGTATATTCTTCTACAGATACAGAACTGGTTACAGAAATGGAAAGAATGACTTATACTAAGAATCAAAATGGAGAAATTTCATTCAAGACCCTTACACCGGGCGGCGGTAAGAGAGGCGACGACCACAATGTTTCAGCATTGTTAGCTGGAATTATAGCTTACTATGTAAAAACAACGGACCAACTTTTTGGTAAAAAGAAGCCTGTACTAATGAGCGCCTTTAGGTGGGTAAGAGGAATATAATGGCAGAAAATAATAAGAAATTATCACTGGCTACAGCAGGGTTTTCTTTCTATCCGGGAAACACTAGTACTATGGAACCAAATCCCTGGATAGGAATAGTAGACCTTCTTACATCAAAAGAACATAGAGACTACAGGAATATAATAAGAGATTGTAGATTCTTTTTTAGACATGACCCTTTAGCTTCAACAGTTATTGGTAAGATGGTAGACCTAGCAATTACTGATTTGGTAATCAATACAGAGGGCGCTACTAGATTAAGTCAACAAGAACAGGATGTATTCAATGCTATATCTAATGACCTGTATGACTTTATAAGAAAAGCGGCTTTTGAGTATCTATTAACTGGACTGTTGGTTCCAGAAATAAAACTAACCAGAGTAAATCAAGAATTTCTAAGAAAAAAGAGAATTTCTAGGCTATCTAGTTTACTATATCCTACAGAAATGTGGCTTAGAGATTCTAAAGATATAGAAATAAAACGTCCACCCATAGGTAACGAAGAATCATACTTCGTAATAATGCCAGAAGATGTTTTAAGTTTTATTAGGAATAAGGGGCATTATGATGATGGTGGAGAAGATAAAGAATTATATAGAAAAATTGCTACTTTATATCCAAAATTTGTAGAACAGATTTTAGAAGGGGAAACCAAAATTCGTCTAGAAAACCCTCTCATAATAAAATCAACGTCTCTAGCAGATTCTCAGTACCCAATCCCTTATCTTTATTCAGCACTAGAAGCATTAAAGCATAAGAGAAATCTAAGACGAATGGATTATTCTATTGCCGCAAGAGTTATTAGTGCTATTTTACATGGTAAGCTAGGAAGCGATGAGTTTCCTTTAACCGAGGACCAATCGGACGAAGTTGACAAAATTGAAAGTAAATTCAAGTGGAGAGATAATTTAGCACAGGATGATATTGAAAGAGTATTCTTGCTTGTTACTAATCATACGGTTGATTTGCAGTGGATATTTCCCGATGTAAAAGCACTGCTTGATAATAATAAATATGAAACCGTGAATCAAGATATTTTAGTTGCTTTAGGGTTTCCTAGAATCTTGATTACTGGAGAGACGGAGCGTTCATTTGCATCAGACCCCCAAATTGCTACTCTTTCTCCGGTTCATACAATGGATAGATTAAGAAGAGCATTATTGCCTATTATTAATACAGTTTATTTTGAACTAGCGAAAAATAATGAGTCTATAAACAATGTACCAGTAATAGAGTTTAAGCCTATTAATCTAATGAGTATGCAGTTGTTCTTTGAAGGTATAAAGGGCTTGTATGAGACGGGTAACTTGTCAAGAGAAGATTACTCTAAGGCATATGGCTATATCTTGGATGAACAACTGGACAAGAGAGAACATGAGGATGAAAAGTTTAAGGCCAGAAGTCTACAGCCTTTCCAGCCAGTTCCTCATTCTAATGAGCCCGGTAGACCTTCCGGTGGTAATGCACCAGAGAATTCCGCTGGAGGTAGCAGTGCCTAAAGAATATAAAGAATGTGTAAAGTCTGAGATAAGCAGAGGCCATTCAGAAAAAGATGCTCAACGCATTTGTGCAATTGCTTACTTTAAGAGGCATGGAAGAACACCACAACAAGACGAAAAAGCGTCTTTTAATCAACATGAGCTAAATTTATTTGAGGGATTAAATGCCATTGGTACGGCATTAGGACCCAATAAAAATCAATAAAATGGGCTTAAAAGGGATAAAATACTATGCAAACTGACAATATATTAGCAAAAAGTGTACAATTAATTGTGAACAATAGTTCTAGTGCAGGAGAATCTATGGCATCATTGTCACAGAACCCTTTTGTTACTTGGATTAAGTTTATTTTAACAGATGATAAACCTAATGCTAATGAACAAAGAGTTCCAAAAGAAGAATTTGCCAACATTATAAAAACTGGTATGTTTATGCCAGTCAAACTTTCTGAACAAGCGGCAGAGGCTTTGGAACTGAATCACCTTGGTAGCAAGCCTATTGGAACTATTACCCATCTAAGAGAAAACGAGGACCATATCGAGGCTATCGCCGCTCTATGGAGTGCCGAACGTCCAGAAGATATTGACCTTATTAAACAAAGATTTAATAACGGCCAACCTGTTAATGTTTCTTGGGAATTAAAATATGATGATTCTATCTCAGAAACTACAGACGATGGTCATATTAATTTAAGAGGCGTTGTTATGAACGCGGCTACAATTGTAGATTTACCGTCATATATGGGACGAACTCCTGTTTTAGCGGTAGCATCTATTAGTAAAGAGGCTAATACCAAATTTAATA